CAAGGATTTTCCTTCCACGTCAAACCAATACTCTGAAGCTATTGTCGTGGATGATTTCAGCGGGGTGGCGGACATCGACAAACCAACGGCCCCATCCGTGGAAGCCCCACGACCCACAAGATTCGCCTTAGGGAAAATGATAGCCACGTCATCATTGGTAATAGCGACGATACATTTATATCGTTGCTCGCCGGCGTTGCCACGTTCCCATCCCTTATCCGTATCCAAGGGTTTACCGCCCATAAGCTCGGCCTTGGTAGCGAAGTCATATGCCCCGATCACCCAATTCAAGCTCTGTGATCCTGCCTCAAACGATGACCGATATGTCTGGCCGGTCAACTCATCCTTGAATTCTGTTAACGTACCGTCCTCCTCGGTATATTCATAAGTCCCTTGATGGACGATTTGAACATCCTTGAAAGCCGTAAATAACGTCTCCAAGCTCTCGTATGTGGGTGCAGCAACCAGAGGCTCCCCATAAAGTATCCTTTTTACGCCTATAGCAGAAATTGTTCTTCCCATATTACAATACTATTACATTTAAAACTTTGAATAATACTCTCACATTAACGTAGTGACATTTAAGATCCCTGTTAACCTCAATTCTAGTAGTGTCTACCTCGTAGGTATAAGGAGTGCCATCAAACACCGAGGTGTCCTTGAACACCTCCATGGACATACGTTCCAGCTTATTCATCCTGTCCAAATCAGGCGTTCCTTTCTCGTCCAGATCAGGGACGGCTATATTGACATGAACGAATCCCACCTTCCATGTAATTCCCGGCTCCGAGGAATTCGAGTGTACGGTAACCCTCTCCTCCTCAAGCTTACCTGTAGGCGTATCATCCTCCTTGTACACCCCGGTAACACCAAGTTCCAAGGCTTTCTTATATAAGATTGTCTGTATGTCCGTGCTTACTATCATTGTAACATAGCTATTACTTTAGCCTCGGCAGTATCTATCACGTTTAGCTTATGGATATCATTCACATAGCTAGCGTAATCCATTCCCGCCACGACAATCAATGTCACTCCCTTTGTATGCTTAGAAGCCAGATCCCTAGCGTAACTAAGCCCTTGCCTGCTCCCCTCGCTTCCATCCCCGGACTTTCCTTTAGCCCAGAACTGGACCGTCTTTTGGGATCTGGTCGTGAAAAAAACCTTCTCATAATTTTCCCCACGTCCATCTATCCTCTTAAACCCGCCTTCCTTTACGATCTTACCGTCCATTGATATGACATATCCCAATGAACTCCTCAAGTTTCCAGTAATATTGTTATATTTACCTTCTTGAACGGCGGTCTCATAAGCGGATTGCCCTAGTTGGGCTAGAAAGGCGAACACCTCACGATAGGCCTCCAAGATGAAATCATCCACATCGGACAAATCATAACTTAACTTTATTATTCCAGCCATATTTGCCCGTAATTTAGATAATCCGTGAGCATCGGGTTGATAAC